CTTTAAGCTCATCACGCATAGATTTTTTACGAGAATATCTCATATTCTCTAGATTAATCATATGTGCACTATAGCCAGCACCGTTAAATGTAGGAGACTTAAATTTAAATTTAACCTCATCAGCAGCTGCTGAAGTTATAATGAGTGCGATAAGTAATGCCTTCATATAGTTATTTACTTGTTCTCCGTGTATTATTAGGTGGTTTTTCCTCAGTAATAAGATTTATTTTCATGGTGAGTCTTATCATATCGTTATCTAACATACGAACCTTATCTATTAGACCTATTAACTTACCAGTAGTCTCTTCAATTACAGGTTTTATTTCAGTAGTTACCCATTTCCATATGTAATATACGAAGTACCCTAATCCGCAAGCTGCTATGACTGGAAAGCCATATTTGCTTATCATATCCACTACCGAATCCATCAGTCTTTACGTGAGTCCTCTTTTCCGTCAGCTGCAGCTAACCTTTCTAAATTTGGCTTTTTATTAAATGCTACTGATATAAGCGTGTCGATTTTAACTATATCATTATTCATAGTATCAATTCTATTTACCAACCCTGTAATAAGATTATTAAGACTTTTAATGGAACCAGTTAGCTCATTTAAAATAAATTTAAGAATAATAAAGATAAAGAATCCTGCGATAAGTGCACCTGCAATAGGAAAGCCTACCTTTTCAGCTACTTGTAAAAATTCATTCATTTAAATTATTTAGTTGAAAAGTAGATTTTACTCTATATAATAATAGTAGACGCATGAGTCAGTTAATACTACATTTGATCGGAGACTATCTTCTTCAGTCAGGTTGGATGGCAGCTAATAAAGCAAGATGCCATTTTGCCGCATTTACACACGCGTTAGTTTACTCTACACCATTCTTATTACTACAACCTTCTCTTAATGCTTGGCTTGTTATATTCAGCACGCATTTAATTATTGATAGGTATAGTTTAGCTAAGCATGTTGCAAAGCTAAAGAACTTTCTTGCACCAAGAAGTCATTGGCCTCAAAACGGAGACTTATCTCATTTCGGTTATTGTAAGAAGACACCTGAGTTTCTTGCTATGTGGTTGCTTATTATTACTGATAATACGTTGCATTTAATGATTAACTTCTTATCATTGAAGTATCTATGAAGAAATGGATAGTTTTATTCTCACAGACAGGAAGCGAGGTCGTTGATCTCGCTTTACATTTCGATAGGTGGCCGGATATTATAGTTACTAGTAATAGTGATGTGTCGAAGTGGCATCCTCAAATACGTGAACTTCATGAAAGAGGATTATCTAGCTTCAGTGGTATATCTAGGATCAAAGTGGTTAGTAATATTGAAGCAAAAACTGCTAACTTCTTTCACGGTGTAGCAAATATAGATTCGTTTATTACACTACATGGATGGTTACGCATTGTACCGGAAAGTATTTGTAATATGTACACAATTTATAATGGACATCCGGGACTTATTACTGAATACCCCGAGTTAAAAGGTAAGGATCCACAAGAGCGTATGTTTAATAACGGTAGCTACACTTACTATGGCAGCGTTGTTCATAAAGTGGTACCTGAGGTTGATAGTGGAGAGATAGTTTATGAAGTAAAACGATTTAACACCATGAAAACGCTAGATGAAGTATATACAGGGTTAAAAAGTACTTCTTTATCAGCATGGATTGATTTCTTACAAACAACAGATATAATTAAAAGATGCTGATATCATTCTCCGGAGCTCAAAGTACTGGTAAGTCTACGTTACTTAATATTTTAAAGGATAATAATCCTGATATTTTTATTGTAGATGAAGTAACTAGAAAGATTAAACGTAAGTTTAATATGCCTATTAATGAGGATGGAGGTGATCTTACGCAATATATGATTATGAATGATCATATAGAAAACGTATACCGTAAGACGTATGCTGAGCATACTATCTTAGATAGGTGTGCAGTTGATGGTATTGTATATACAGATTGGTTAGGTAGACAGGGTAAAGTAAGTAAGGTTATATATGATGCTGCATTAAAAGTTTATGATCATTTAGTAAATAAGTATGATGTGGTATTTTATACTAATCCGCATGACGTACCGTTGGTAGATGATGGTGAGCGGTCAGCTGATATAAATTTTAGGAATGATATTATTGAGCTGTTTGAAGGTTATTTACCTGATCTTAATAACGTTGTTACATTATCAGGTACGGTAGAAGAAAGGTTAAAAACTGTAAAAGAAACTCTTGAAGAAAGAGGGTTAGATATTAAAATTAAATAAGTTATGGCATTAAAAGAATTAGATAATAGTAATATTAGCAAGCATTTGGGGCAATCGTCTCAATATAAGGATACGTACGATTCAGAGCTTCTAGTAAGAGAGCCTAGAGCGTCTAATAGAACGCATCTAGACATAGACGATGATAATCTACCTTTCGATGGAGGTGATACTTGGAACGCATATGAAGTATCTGGACTTACAGATCACGGATTACCTGTAGTAGGTATTGCAAAGGTTTTTATTCCTTGTAATAGTGAGTTTATCGTTGAGTCTAAATCCTTTAAGCTATACTTTAACTCCTTTAATATGACTAAGCTCGGCGCAACCCAAGCGGAGGTATTAAAGACTATTGAACTAAATGCGCAATCAGATCTTACAGAGTTACTTGAACGTAATGTTGAAGTAAGAGTTGATACTAACGAGCATGTACTTAGCGAAGTTACATCTGCAAACGATGAATGGGGTCATAACTACCGTGAGTTTAGTCATATTACTCTTGAAGAAGAGTATCCTATTGACGATTTGGAGTTTACTGTCTATCAAGAGACTCCAGAATTACTCGTAACTGTTCAGAATGATGTAGATGTAGTACGTTATCATAGTGCACTGCTTAAGTCTAACTGTCGTGTAACTTCACAACCTGATTGGGGTGATGTGTATATTGAGATTGAAGGAGATAAGGCTGTAGATCCTATCTCACTACTTAAATATATTGTCTCTTTTAGAGATGAATGTCACTTTCATGAAGAGATTTGTGAGACTATTTACAAACGTTTATATGATATCCTTAAACCAGATAAGCTGGCTGTAAGATGTTTATATGCTCGTAGAGGTGGTATTGATATTAACCCTGAACGATATTCAGATGTTAGTATGCGACATTTTACCTTACATGATGTTACAGTGCCTCATGTAAAGACACCTAAGCAATAACTGGAGTTCAGTAATGGTAATACCACATGATAAAATTCAAGAAATATACGATAAGTATATTAAGATAAATTATACTGAGGAATATAAGAATCGATATGTTCCTCTACCTTTAGAAAAGAACAATAAAAATTGGAAGTGGGAGGATAAGGATCTTCCGCGGATACTATCGTTATTAGAATTTGAACGGTATATTAAAAAATATGATTTTCAGATAGATAAGTTACTAACGTTCAATGCAGAAGGACCTAATCAACCACAAGATCCGGAGATTGAATATTTGCGGGGGAGACACAAGCAGAGGTTAAATGTAAACTACGAAGACAATTCCGAAAAATATGATTTGCATAACTTATGCTTATCTAATAATGATTTTGATTTTGTTTGCCTTAGTCAAACACTCGAACATGTATATGATCCTTTGTTATGTCTCAAAAATATTAAAAAATACATGTCACCAGGTGGCTATTTATGGATCAATGTACCGGCATGTAATTTACCTCATAGTGAACCGTATCATTTTTATACTGGGTTTACGTCTATGGGGCTTGCCGCGATATCATATCAAGCAGGGTATGAAATTATGGAAATAGGGCAATGGGGCAATACGGAGTACTTGGGCCGGTTATTTGGTATTACTGGTCCAGAGTGGTGGGCTGATTATAGAATGCTACAAAATCCGGGGTTAAATGAAATTAGGCGACCTGTTATAACTTGGGCGTTACTAAAAAACAAACAATAAGTTAATCTATCTTTAAGGAATTAGGTTTAGTCTTACGAATATATACTTCACCATACACTTCTAATTTACCAGTCTCTTCTTGAAACTTCTTCTGAGACATTGTTCTCCAATTCTTTAGTCCCTTGTATATCTCCTCAGCTTTATTTTCTACATACTTTACATCATCATAGTGCTTCTCGCACTCAGCGTACGGTCTCGCTTTAGCATTAAAGTGATAGAACGATGGTAGTGCATAACCACCCTTCTTCTTACTTGCTGCTGCTGTTTTAGCAGCTCCCTGCTTACGCTTCTCAATAAACTTAATAAATAATTTCTCAGCCGAAGTAACAGTATCTTTAAATGCTTCAATAAGTCTTAAAAACTTCATAAAATTATTTATACCATATAACAGAAAAAACAGTAGGACTTTCGTCCTACTGTTCTTTTTTTTAGCTTGATAGTTGTATCTTTTTTTAGAAGTATACAGACTGAGATGCTGGAGTAAACGCCTCACCAAGTCCATTCACTAGTATAACATGATAGTAGAGATCCGCCCCGAATATATTATCGACGACGCCATAACGTGTAAGCAAGCCTACACGTGGAGCGAAGTCATTCGGGCCGATTGTTCTCTGTACCATTACAGGAATGTACGGGCAATAAATGATACCAGTATCGTAGAATTCTGGACCCTTGTAACCAAGGAGTGCATATTCAATGCCAGAAGTACCACCACTATAATAGTTAGGGTTATACTCACTGGTGTTTTGAACTTCAGTACGGGTATCACGGTAAACGTTAAATCTTCCACCAATTGAACCAACCTTGGCAATACCAACAGGTTGTGTATTCACGTCACCTTGAACAGGTACCCACTGAAATTCAGGGAGCATTTCAAGAATCGCGCATACACGAGGAGTTCCAACAATAAAGTTGGCAGCTCCTCTTCTGTTACGTACAGCAATACGATTGGCCTCAATGATTAATCTCTGATAGAAATCACGATTACGCTCTACTAACCAACGACCATCTGCAGAAGCAGGTGACCAGGTAGAGAAACGTTTATGCCCTAGGGCAGATTGGATCATTCTCATGAGCATTTCACGATCGATCTCAGCTTGGATCTCATACGACATAGCGTTTGTGATCTCAGCGTCAACATCGATTCCGTTCATGTTCTTGAGGTCTTGCTCGAGTTCAACCGACCAGCGCGCGCCTAAACGACGTGTACCAGCTTCAACGGCTGTTTTCTCGAACTTAACCTCCATTTGAGGAATGTTTCCAGTGATTTCGAAAGCAGAAAGTATCTGAGCTACACCTTTGTCCTGATTAGCAAATGCCCATGTTGAGGCATCGCCAGTTTCAGTACCAGATAGTTCACTAGACGCAGCACCTGTGAAGCGGGTATCAAGTAATTGATAACCTGCTTCAGAACCTGTATCAGCTCCAGCGCCCCCGGTATAACCGAGGCCGTTGCCGCCTGCTCCTGCTGTTGTTTTACCATCAGTTCCGGTACCGAGATACTCAGACTGATAGGCATAACGAAGTGCAAAAGCAAGTCCGACTGGACCTGACATAGGCTGGACACCTACGATCTCATTAGTGATAAGCTCAGGAAACGTACGACGAATCATCGGGATTAAGACTTTTGGTAGACGAGCATCACCTTGTGCATAAGTATCACCAGAACTAGCCTGGTTAGATGGGTTGTATTGTCCGCCAGCGTTGCCACCAAGGGCTCCGCCACCGTTACTACTACCTTCTTCTATGCACCACTTTTCCTGGTTCTCTAAGAGAACAGCAGTATTTAAGCGGGTATGGTCATCGTCAATAGCCTTAACGCTATCAGATGTATAATCAAGAACCGGAGCCCACTTCTCTAGAAGTACGTCCGCTCTATCTCTATCAATAAATGATTGTGGTTTATTCATAATTTAATTAATTTTCCTTTCTTTTCGACCTACTTGGGACTAAATCCCAAGATACTCAGGTGACAAACACCTCATTGTTCGGGGTTAAAATTACTTCATTCGCTGTAATTCCGAAAGATATGGGTTAATTACCGGAGCGATCTTCTCTTCGATAACTGTAGGAGCGTTAGCTTTTACTTTACGATTTGTAAATGCCTCCTCCTTAATTACATCAATTCTTTCTTGCTCTTTCTTATCAAATAACCGAGCCGTGTAATCAAAATTCTCTTTAATAAAGGTTGGTGACTTATCACCTAAAACTTTTCTAAGATACCCTCTCTTCTTTTCTGGTAATCCAGAAGTCTTTCGCTCTAAGAATAGATCGGATCGTGTAGTATTGTAAGCTTCTTTAAGAAGGTTGTTCTCTTTCTCAACTTCATTAAGTCTTGCAGTAAGATTATCAATAGTATTCTTACCCTCCATAACAGCGCCTTTAACTGACTCTTTCATTAATGAAGAGTCAACAGCTAATACATTTCTTAAGTTACTAAGAACTTCAGAAGCTGTTCTATTTTTGGTTGCTTCTTCGATTGCTTGGACTGGAACAGCCTCGTCAATATACTCTTCAATATAATCTGAAATAGACTCTACTAAAGTTTCTTTAAATTGTGTAGCACTACTGTTAATTTCATTTTCGTACCTCTTAACAACCTTTATAAGCTTAGTCGCATTACTGGTATCAACAGCTTCTACTACCCTCTTAAGCTTACCTGTATGGTCTTTATCAATAGCTGCTACCAACTCTTCTAACTTCTCAGCATAAAGCTCATCTTGGTTAGTTAAAGCTGCTTCAATAGATAATTCGACCTTATCCTTGATCGCAGTTTCTATGGCATTAACAGAATCTTCTGTTAATACTTCTTGTAGTTCTTTTGGCAGTAATTCGTTATTCATAATTAAAAGAGTGGTTTCTCTGATGCAGTATCGATTCTAGTTTTAATCTTATCCTCAATGACGCTCTTCAAATATTTATTCGCCTGAGCGTAATTTTTGTTGGAAAGTTCTTCTATAAATTTAGAAATTTTATTTTTTTCTTCCATATTATTATTTAATGTAGTTTATTAATGAAGTTTAGAATTCTTTCAGTTAAAAATTTGTCTATATCTTTTTTAGGTAAAGATGATACACTCTTTTCAAATTTATCATACAATTCTTCGTATTTTCCATTATCAGCGAGTATCCATTGTTTTGATTCTAATATACCATTTACAAATGCTTTTGGATAATAAGGGTCCGCAACACAATCTATAGCAACTAACTTCATGTTTTTTACTGTATTGTGGGTTCTACCCTCTTCTAATGTTCCTAAAGCTCTTGTTGACATACCAACCTTTACACCATCATTTATAAGGGCACGTACAATTTGTCCACAAGGAGTTGTTAAAACTTTCGATTTACCGTAAAAAACATTACCATCTTGTGTTATTTCAGTTACTATATGACAAGCTCTCTCAAGATCTACATCAGCTGAAGTTGGGTGATTTAATTCTCCCATAGCCCTTCCTGGAACAACCATTTCTTCATTATAACGAGCTACTTCTCTTACAAGCTCTTCCTTGGGATATAATCTATTATTTCGATTTACCCCCTCTGCCATCATATAAGGTCCCTTAATATAGAGGTTAGATGGCGAATTTTTATTAGTTTCTTCTTCGATATATTCGAACTCATCGGAGAGGTCTGGCCTTTCAACAACCAAATTAAGCTTAAGAGACATACATTTATTTATACAATAGTCACGTAAAAGTCAAATTAATTCTTTCTCTGTTAGTATAATAAAAGTTAATCCCCGTTTGTTACCGTACTTTTTAGCTGCTTCCCACTTAGCTTGATTAATAACATAATTTTTTTGCTCGTATAATAGGTGTTGTTTTTTTCTATACTTTGTCTGAGGAGGCTTGGTTTGTTGAGATGGTTTAATCTCTACTAAGTATTTCTTAATATTATTTCCCTCTTTTATCACTACATAGTTATCAACAAAATATCTATGAACTCGACCATCCAAAGGACTAGTATACGGTACAATTACATTTTCACTACCCCACTTTAGTACGTTTTTATTATTATCGCAGAATCTAAAAAACTTTAATTCTAGACCCGACCTGTATGTAGCCTTTGTACCTATAAACTTTTCTTTATTATTTGGTACAAACTCTCCTTGTCTCCATTTTGGTCTCTTTCTCATTACCCAACAAAGAATAAAACAGGATCATTATCACCCATACCCGGAGATGCTCCTTCAAGTAGTTTTTGCTCCAACTCTGCTTTCCTTGTAGAGCCTTCACCTAACATATCTGCATTTAGAGCGCCACCGCCTAGAAGACTGACACTACCAAACTTACCTCTTACTCTCCCTATAGTAATCATACTCAACGCTAGAGCATATTCATACACCCACTGCTCTTTAATAATATCTCTAATAGGTCTCTCAAGATAGCATGATAGAACACCATAAAATCTCTCTAGTTTAGGCTGTGGATACATTCTTAAATACTGAGTACGTTCGTCGAAATGTATATCCTTCTTTATTGCTAGCATTTTCTCTCTGGTATCCATCCACTCTTTAAGTGAATACCAAGAAACTAAATCAAATCCGTAATTACCTAATGCATAACTAAAATATGTCTGCTGGGCTAGGGTCTGCTCTAACGTAAATAGCGTATTAATACCAGAGGATGAACCTTGTTCAAAGTCTGTAACAGACATAACTTTCCTATAATCCATTATATCATAATCATATACATTTTGAAAGGTAGTAGCATCAGTAGATTCACCTTCCAAAGATAGGGTCCTTCTTGTATTTTCTTTAAAGGTAGCGGATAAAGAACTATTAAACGAAGTAATACTACTATATAGAGTCTTATCAAATAATTCAAACTGCTCTATGCCATCTGTAAAAGTAGAAGAAAGAGCTGATGATGATGTAAACGTTGATGATAATAAAGAAGAAGTAGCTGTAAAGATAGGCTCTGGTGTTTCTCCATAAAATTCTATACTTGGGCCTCTAGGGTTTGTACCTGCTATTTTTTTGGCGTTACTATCAAGATCTGTATTAGCTAAAGTATACAACAGATCTAAACGAATACCTTTATTTGTTTCATACAAATCAGAATCAAATATCATATACTCTCTGGTATATCCTGCGTATTTTGTAAAATATTCTACTGCAATTTGAATATTCTCCCTAAGTTGATCTGTATGAATCTCTAAAGAAATTAAGGGATATCCTAATGATCTTTTAATTCTATCACCTAATCTATCGAAAGTTTCAATCTTATTATTTAGATTTGTTGATAAAAAAGCTGAAAGAGGGGTAATTTCACACGCTAGAGCCATACCTTTATTTAGTCGTACGAAAATAAAAATACAGTAGAAAAAAATATGCTTTATATTAAATATTGTTATGGCCCTTTCAGCAACAATAGTTCCTCCAGTAACTGGCGGTCACATGTCAGCAGCATACCTTTCTACGTTTATGACAGCAACTGTACCATCTAGCGGTACGTTGATACAAATCCTTGAAACAGGTCCAAGAATGGTATTAATCTTTGATGACGGTAATTAAACCTCAGCAGCTAGATCAACTGGTTCAGCTGCGTCAGGGATTTCACCCTCTGTAGCTTCACCTCCACCAAACTCAGGAACGCCTCCATCAACACCAACATCACCTACAGCTACACCACCGCCTTCCCCACCCGCGCCAGGCTCTGCAGCAATACTTTCTGCAGAAGCAGCCTCTTTCCATGACGGTCCAGCGTTTTGTATTTGAGCTAATTCCCATTGAAGCTCCATATCTTTTCTTAAGAACTCTCTATTAGCGAGAATATCTTTATCCTTCCAACCAAGATATTTCTTCTGCGCGTAAGTTGCAGAAACAAATTCGTTTCCAGCTAAACTACTATAGTTAGCAGCTTTTAGCTCAAGCTTTTGATTTTCTCTTAATTCGTAGAAGTTAGTAGGTACGTTAAAAACAATTTCTAAGTTAGTTTCAGTTATGTCGTACTTATCGATAATACCTCTCATTTTTAAATGAGTGTAGAACCCTCTCTTCATACCCGCTGCAAATCTTTGTTGTTGTCTAACTACAAATTTAGCAAACTTAAGCTCTTCTCTTAGCATGGTAGATCCATCAGCTGAAGCTTGATCAGCAGGATCTAATCTTGTAGAAGGTACCTTAAGAGCTCTATATAACTTCTTAATAAAATACATTAAGTCAGATAGCTCACCAAGATTAGCACCGCCTGGTAGCTGAGTTACAGACGTACCTTCTGATCCCTGACGCTTTGCAAACCAAAAAGCATCGAGCATTGATTGAGGGTTAAACTTGTTAACCACACTACTCTGATCATTATCGAATGTTTTCTTTGACCAGTAATTTTGAATTAACTTTCTTAAATATGCTTCAGCTTTAGGCGGTGCCATATTGCCTACATCTACGTTAAACACTAAACGTTCTGGGGCTCTAACTAGCCTATAAATGACTATAGCATCCTCAATAAGGGAGAGTTGACGGTAAGGCCTTCTAGCATTTTCTAAGAATGGGGTAACAAAGTTTTTTGTTTCATTATAAACACCCGAGTTGACATATACGATCTGATTCTCTTCCATAGGAATCATCTCTGTCTTTTCTACCTTCGAAGGATCATTAATACTAAAAATAGGCTTTTTATATACATATCCCTTTACAAGCATGTTTTGAATGTTATTATATACAGGGTCAATTATCTCTCCTGGTATATTAATAGCACCCAATATACCCTCATTTGTATAGTCCTCGTGTACTATCAACTCGAAGAACACTTCCCCCTCTACTAGTAACTGTCTAAAGAACGACCATCCTTTATTTTTAAGATCGAAGAACTCAATAAATTTACCAAACTCTTTATCAATCTCGTTTTTCTCATCAACTGAAAGGTCAATACTATCGTATAATAATTTAGCAACATCACCACTATCATCTACATTGATAATTTCATCGCATATTTCATCTAAAGCATCCGACACCTCAGAGTATGCTGCCATTATTTTATAATCTCGTAATCTACCTGGCTTATCTGGTGATAAGTTAGCATACATTACATCTCCAAATGAAGTATCCTTACCGAAATCACCTATTGGTGTAGAATTGTAAGGATTAGAAGAAGATACAGAAGACTTGACAAGTGCATCAGCTCTCCTCATCCCTGTTTGTTTAAATATCTTATACTTTGGATTTAAAGAATCGTCTTCAGTAGCACCAGCGTAAGGAAGACGATTCTGAATATATTGAACCAAGCTTCTTCCAAAGGTTGAAGAACGTCCATCATTTGCGACATAAGATTTATTTCGACTTGAAGATGTTGAAGAGTCAGCCATTACCTACATATTTATCTAACTATTAATAATAATCACCGTATATATCGGTATTATTAGTACTCATATCAAAAACATCTTCTTTTGACACTACATCAATGTCGTAAGGCTCTTCTTCTGAAGGGTAAGTCTTACCTTGTGAAGTTAGTTGATCTACAAGTGTTGTTGAAAGAGTACCACTAAAAGAATTATCGTAAATTTGCTCATTTACCTTCTCTGATGATAATCCATTTTCAAACGAGAAGTCATAGCGCTTGCCTCTCAATCTATAAACATAATGTCCTAAGACTGGGTTAAGTGCTGTAAGGTCTTGATCCATCCTTTCTGTAATTTCATAAAGAACAGACCCCCTATCATTAGGTCTATCACAACCTAATACCGTTAAATCTATTACGTCGCCTGCCTTAGGTTCAATAGATTGTCCTACAGATGAATAATCAAAATATGCAGATGCTGCAGTTGTAAAGGTTTCTATATGAACATACGCAGTAAATTCATCACCAGCATCAAAACCAAATTTTGTTAAATTAATTGCACTATCATCTAGCTCAACATACATTTGAATACCAGATAAAGGCCCTTGGAACTTTTTGGTTGTGTCCTCACCATATAAGAGGTCTGCAGCAGATAAATTAAAAGTATTAATATAATAATCTATCGGTAACCCAAAATTATTAATAAGATCATTAAAAGCCTGGTCATAAACTAATTGCTCTGCTTGTAAATTAGACGGGTTAACAAGCTTTCCACATGCGGGTATAGCCGTAGCAGCTAGAACCTCTTCTGGTGTGCAATTTAACCTATTTTCATTACATACTGACATATTACTTTTTGTTTAATACTCCACAACTATTACCTTCTTCATCCGCATACATTTTACACTCTATATTAGAGTTTCCTAGGCTTTTTGTTTGTCCAGGTGCATAATCTACTTCATAATCTTTAAGTAGATGTTGAAGGGGTAATCCCATTAGTTTAATTTGAGACGCGGCACCTTTTAATAAATTATTTACATGGTGGTTTTTATGCGAATAATCTTTATTCTGGGTAGTTAAATGCTTTTTATTAAAACCTACCCTATTAGGATCCTTATTACCTACTTTAAATTTTAAAAGCTCTTCTCCTTGATAGTATTCAAAAAATTTTTTAAAGCTTTTCATAAGTATATTTATTAAAAAAAGCCCGGAGGCACACCTCCAGGCTTTATTTTATTGTTAAGCTTTGCTAATCTTTATTCGAAAGCGCTTTGACCGGCTTTAAGATTGCCGACTTTATTGTTTTTTCCGTCGTTATAATGTGTGTTCATTGCTGAACCTGGATCAACTTTTCCAGAAGCGCCTTTTGCAGCAGCTGCTCCTCTAGCTTTAAGATTACCGACTTTATTGTTTTTACCGTCGTTGTAGTGTGTATTCATTGCAGTGGGCGTACCCTCTTCATCTTCCTCACCTTCATAATCTTCTGGTGCTCCGACTTCACCTTCTATGTCAAACTCATCTTCATCGCCGTCTTCATCGCCGATTGCAGCTTGAAGAACGTCGCAAAGAGCCTTTGCCATGTCTTTGTCAATAGTAACGGTAATTTCATCTTCACCAGCCTCTGCATCTGTTTCTGCATCTGCTAATCCGAGTGCATCGAGATCATCTTCTGCTGCTTCATCCGCAAACGGGAAGTTCTCATTAACCATTACCTTATCATAAAGTTTATCGAATACTGATTTAGTCGCCATAAAATTATTTAGGCTCTCCTTTGCAATTTTCTCTGTTTCTTTACCTTTTTTCTTATTTTTCTTATTAGCATGGTCATCCTTACCCGGATTTTTATCAGCCCAATTTGGAACGCCATCACCATCATCATCAGGCTTTTTACCACTTTCGTTATCCTCCTCGTCTTCCTCACCAACGATACCAGAATAGGCATTCCCCTTACCTGTAGGTAGTGGACCGTCACATCCTAATCCAGGATCGTTATCATCACCGTAAGAATATCCGCGAATATTATAGCTGTTATTCTTTTTACCAATCTTAGTAATATCATTCTCTGATTCCTTAAAGCCGCCCTTTTCTTCTGGACCGCCTTGCTTCTCTAAATCAGCGCTTCCTATTTCACCGACCGGAATCTTTTGTTCAGTTACGACAACTTTATTGAAAACATCACTATAAATATCTCCTAGATTAGTAAGATCTTTGTTTTGCGTTTTAGACATACAATTATTTATACTAGAGATAAATATTTTATATGCCTCAGCAAGATAATATGTATTATATGGGTAATAAAAGCTTACCCAACGTTAATTGGAAGGGTGAATATACAAAAGACCAGGTAAGATCACTTTCTAAAGCTCATAAGAATATTCTATATTTTGCTGAGAACTTTTTCTTTATTGTTAATCTTGATAGGGGACGTGAAAAAATTGAGTTATACAAGGCTCAAAAGAGAGCTCTTAGAAAGATGAGAGACAATAGATTCTTTATTCAACTAGCTTCTCGTCAGATAGGTAAATCGACTATGATGACTATCTATATTCTCTGGCAGGCTATCTTTAATAGTGATCAGAGAATATTATTAGTAGCCAACAAAGAAGCTACAGCAATAGAAATCTTCCAACGTATTAGGATGGCATATGAAGAATTACCCAACTGGTTAAAGCCACCTGTAAAAGAATATGCTAAGACATCTATGACGTTAGAGAATGGATCGCGTATAGGTATTACTACTACTACCGGTACAGCAGCTCGAGGTCAATCCGTTAACTGCCTTGTTATTGATGAGATGGCATTTATTGAGCCTCACTTAGTAGAAGAGTTTTGGAAGTCTGTCTTTCCTGTTATTACATCCTCTAAAAAGTCTAAAGTCTTTGTTTGTTCCACTGCTAACGGTACTGATAATCTATTTTATAAGTTATATTCAGGTGCTGAGGCTGGTGAAAATGGTTGGGCTTATGATAGAATTTTATGGGATGAGGTTCCGGGTAGAGATCAAATATGGGCAAATAATACTAAGCAAGCAATTGGTTCTCGCGAGGCTTGGCTACAGGAATTTTGCTGCGAGTTTATAAATTCTGGTGAATCCTCTATCGATGATGAGTTATTCGAAAAGATGCAAACGCAGGTTTGTGAACCTAAAATAGTTCTAGATGACGGTCATTATAAAATTTGGGAAGAAGCAGATCCCTCTAGAGTATACGCTGCTGGAGTAGATACAGCAGAAGGTGTAGGTGTTGATTCTTCTGTAGTTCAAATATTTGATATTACAGATTTGAGAGATATTAAACAAGTCGCGTGTTATACTAATAATAAGATACCTCCTGCAGAATATACTAATAAAGTCTATTCTATTTTACGTAACTATGGTTCACCACTTGCTTTAATTGAAAGAAATGGACCCGGAGCACAAGTGGTAGATAGATTAGCAAACGATTACGGGTACGAAAAGCTAGTATCATATGGAAATGCTAAAGCTCATAGAAAACAGGTAATGCAAGGTATGATAGCGCATACAAATACTAAATATAAAGGTGTTCTTAATATGCGGTATTATATTAATGAGGCGCGGTCGGTTACTATTCGGGATGCCGAAACGCTTAAAGAATTAAAATTGTTTGTTAGATACCCTAATGGTACTTGGAAAGCAAGGCAAGGGTATCATGATGATAAAGTAATGGCCACATTATATTCTCTATTCATATTAGAAAAAGAGATTACAGAGCGTTTCTTTGAAATAATAGAATTAGATGACATGGGTAAACCTCTTGTATTAGAACCTATGGATTACGGTATTCAATACTTTGAAGATGCGACTTCTATATATTCAGATAATGAAGTAGTGGGGTCAAATAATATGCTACCACCAGTTGTATTTGGTATGGGTGATAATCAAGCGGAGGATGATATGGCAGAATTAGAAATGAATGGGTTTACCCGTCTTCAGTAATAAATATAGGTATGGCAAGAAACGCTACACAGCAATCTATTCTCAATAAATCTAGAGCTGATAAGTTCCTTTTAATTTTTGACGTACCGCCAATTTTAAAGGAATTTAGTTCAAAGTTTAAAAGTGATAATAAAACTATAGTACCAGATTCTGTACAATTTTCAATATATGGTACTGCAGTACCTGAAATAGTTGTACCTGCAGTTGAAAATAGATACGCTGGTAGTACCCTATATCTTTCATCTCATTCAAAAAACTCATACCCACCTGTTAGTGTTAAATTTAAAATAGATAATGAGTATAAAAATTACTGGGTTTTATATAATTGGTTAAATCTATTACATGATCAAAAAGAGGGTAGGTATAACGCTAGAGAGATTAATGTTGATAAAAACTTTGCTGATTATCAAACAAATCTTACAATTAAGGGTAAGGATGAATTTAATAACGATAGAATTAAATTTACGTATACTAAGGCGTTCCCAACGTCTATTGATTCAATAGATTACGATTATCAAAATACAGATGAGATAATTTCCGGGTTTACCTTCGTTTATTCACAACTTCACACTGAAATTGTAGATTTTTGAGGTTTTTGGGCCGAATTTAAATAAATAATTTTATGGCTCAAAGAAAAATCAACTCACCTGGTGTTGAAATAAGAGAAACAGATTTATCTCTTATCGCACCACAGAATATAGGGACAAATTTTTATATTACAGGATTTGCTCAGCAAGGACCTTTGGATGAAGTCTTAAAAATTACTACTAAGCAAGAGTTAGATCGTGTATTTGGTACTCCTACTAATTCAGCAGAAAGATATTTTTATTACTCTATAAGCGAATTACTTAATTCCCCAGGTAATGTTTACGCTTCTAGACTTCCATACGGTGCAGATAGCGGTGATGGATTTGGGTCCAAGTATTCCGCGTTGGTATATCCAGTAAGATCGATTGCCAATCCAGCTGGTGGCGGTACTTTAAGCGCTTATGAACTTTCACTTAACTACACGCTGGCTAGCCAAACAGGACCTGCTCTTTCAGGCACTAAATTTACATTTACTGGAGGTAACGGTCAACCAGTAAGTGTTGGATTTAACATTGCTGGTGAAGGTATGCATGTATACGGTGGTGTCACTACTCAACCTAGTATTACAGCGACTATTGGCGCTGTTAATACAATAAAAGCTACAGTTTTAACAAACATTAAAACTGCAATTGATGCTGCTACAACACCCGGGACAAACAATGCAACTATTGCTAACTCAGTATTAACAATACCTTTAACCGGTCAGACTAGCGGTACTGCATCTTCAACACCTGGAACTACAGCCCCTTATAATGACGATGTAACAGAATCCTTTTCATTCCTTATTCAATCCAATCAAGTAGTTACTACCAACTTAGATGTTCTCTCTGGTACGTATGTATTAGGAGAGCCTACACACCTCGATCTTACTGAAAGTCAATATCTTAGCGCTGTTGAAGGTTCTGGCTATGATTGGTCTTCTACCGCGGGATTAAAAACAGATTTTAATACAGTATCTGATCTTAGTGGAGCTGGTTTAGTTATACTTAATAAAGCACAAACGACTATTAATAGCCAGTTCGAAGGATACTACTTAGGTATTGCTGATAATACTAACATTAATCCAGATTCTAATTTCGATTCTATTGTTAATGTTAAAACAGTTGATGCTGCATTATCTAGTACGCTTACTTACACAACTGTACCGAAAGGTGTATTACAATTTAGTTTATCTGCAACTCCACGCGGTACTGCCAACACAGTATCGGAGATAATGGAAAACCTAACTGATTATAACATTGATGGTAGAGAAGATGATGATGTTCTAAACATTGGAGTATTTAAACTTCGCAAATCGATCTACGCTAATGAAGCATTTAAACTCGATTATGTTCTTGAAGAAGGTATGGTAGGATCTGCTAACTATTATAGACAGCAACTTAATCCAACTGGAGGTCCTAATAATCCATTCTTCATTGAAACAAAAGACAGTTCTTCAAGAAACGTTAAATTACTAGTTAATCCGTATATTTCAAATTACTTTAATGGTTCAGATGCTATGGTAGATGGTAAGCCTACTAAGAAGTTAAGAGTTAATACTACTCAGTTAGAGGCTGTTGCCAATAATATATCTGGTATTGATAATACTAAATTTGCAGAGCTTAACACGCAGTTAGGTAAAGCTGAAAATCTTTACGCTGCTGGTGCCTTTGTTAATAGTAAAATCACAGATAAGAACTTAGGTGATATTCCTTCTAAAATTGATAGAGCTCTAGAAGGTGTAGAAAATGATGAAATATATGATATTGACGTTGTTGTAGAAGGTGGTATAGGTACTGTTTATGCAGCATCTTCCGCTGCTGAGACAACATACTACGATGAGTATAATACTAGTACAAAGCTATTAGGTGCAGTTAATGGATTACGCACTAGTAATGATATTGCTGGAGATGCAAGAGATTTAAGAAACAATTACTCTACAATCTTTAATAAGTTTGAGAAGTTCTGCACACCACCATTCCTTGGAGGTAAGAGAGGTGATTGTATCTTTGTAGCGGATGTATTACGTCAGATTCTCGTAACGGGCCAGGATACAAGAGTTCTTGATAACAAGTTAAGAAACTTCCAAACAGATGTTTACTGGCCGATTCGCCACCAGTTTGAGAATGAAAATACTTCTTATGCAGCGGTTTATGCACAATGGCCGTTAGTATATGATAGTTTCACCGGTAGACAAATATTCATTCCATTCTCAGGCTTTGCAGGAGCTGCAATGGCCAGAACAGATGCTGCAACCTTCCCATGGTTTGCCCCAGCTGGATTTACTAGAGGGTTAATTCAATTCGCTAACGATCTTGCAGTTAGTCCTAACCAGAAGCAAAGAGATGAGCTTTACAAGGCTAATATTAACCCGGTAGCAAACTTCCCTAATCAAGGGCAAGTTATATTCGGTCAAAAGACACTTAGTAAGAAGCCAAGTGCATTTGATAGAATTAATGTTAGAAGGTTGTTCTTAGCACTTGAAAGGCCTACTAAGAAAGTTTCTAGATTCTTCGTATTTGAACAGAATACAGAGTTTACTAGACAGAGACTTATTAATACTTTAACCCCACTATTCGAAAGAGCGAGAAACAATGAAGGTATTTACGATTACTTGATTGTTTGCGATGAAAGAAATAACACTGCAGAGGTTATTGACGCGAATGAATTAGTAGTAGATATCTACATTAAGCCGGTTAGAACTGCTGAGTTCATCTTAGTTAACTTTTACGCTACAAGAACTGACGCAAACTTCGAAGAAATCATCGGTTAATACAAAATAACAATTAAATAATATTATGGCAACTACAATTCAAAACTTCTTCTCAAGGGCAGCCGAAAAGCAATTTGCAAGAGACTTTTTATTCAGGGTTAAACAAATTAACGTTGAAGGGGTATCCTTTGACGGTGATTCAGATTTAGTTTACGCTAGATCAGCTCAGCTACCTGGTAGAAATATAGAAAACAAGACAGTAAACTACTACGGTCAAACGTTTAATGTTCCTGGTAAGTCTACTTATCCAGGTTCAGAGGCTTATTCTATTGAATTCTTCCATGATGAGAGCAATGAATTGAGAACTAAGTTTGAAGCAGCTTCACGAGCCGTATTTAATAACGAAACGTCAACTGGACAGTATGGGCTGCCTGGTGACGGTGATCTTATTACTTTAGATGTAATAGATAAAGATTTAAATGTAATTCAAACTATACAACTTGTAGGTGCATCTATTAGAGATATTAATGCTATTGATTATAGTATCGCTGACGGAACTGGAGAGATTTTAAATACTACTGTTACTTTTTCATATCATTTCTATAGAGACTTTAGTTAGACCATAAATATACTATATGGCCAACGAAGCTAATGTATTCCTGCAAGCGTTTAGTACGGATCCTAACTTTTTTATATCACACCCCTTCCTTTGGAAGGTTAGTTTAGATACAAACGTTAGCGGTGCTATTAATTCTGCACTTAGTAAAGCTAATGAAAGTTGGAGTGCCTCAGTAAGCCCGAATACGTTAACCCGTAACGGTACTCTTCTAGTCGCGAGGCAGATGAATATCCCTCAAGAAGCGAGTGAGTTTACACCTATAGGTGTTGAAAATCGTGGAGGTTTCTTACCTGGTTATGGATTAGTTCAAAGAACTGACTTTCTTTCCAGGTCATTTACTTTAAATGTTTTAGAGACAGGTGATGATATAGAGCATGGATTCTTTAGACCATGGCTTATAGCACTAGGTATTGATGGGTTAACAAATTTTGGTTTAAAGTCTAATATTACTGTTACTCAATACAATAACGACGGGTCAAAGCGTAAAGGTTATGTGTTTGAAGACGCATTCCCTACTGCTGTGGAAGGCTATAACCTAACTTACGAAGATGGTGATTTTATTGAGAAATCAATTACTTTTGCTTGTAAAAATTACAAACAACTGTAATTAATATATGCTAGGACTAGTTCTTCCTAACTCTAAGTCAGTTCTATTAAAATCGTTTACGTTTAAGAACTGTAATGAGCTTTATGGTATACGTGATAATAAATCTGCAGTTATAGAGTTCTTAGACGGTCTGTTTATTACTGCAGGTCTTAATATAATAGAAAAGTTTTACTGCCTTTTACATTTACGAGATTTATGTGTAGGTAATATTATTGAACTGAGAGACTATAATTTTGATGTATTGCGTATACAAGAAGAGTTACAGGAAATAGTAGATATTAAGAAAACAATTAAATTTGACAGTAATAGTATTACATTTAATTACCCTAAAAACTTTACTAGTAGTAGTATGTATAATGATAGTTTTATTGAAACTATTTTATTAGACGGTGAGGTTATAAACTATAATAAGCTAAGCTCAGAAGAAAAGAATTTAATTTTTAATTATCTACCTGAATCTATACAAACAGAAATTAAAAATTTCTATAAAAAACATATCAACCGATTAAAGATAGAGTTTACGATTAAAGATAAGAAATTAGTTTTAAGTTTAGATAGTGTACAGTGTGTGGAATTTTTAACGACTATGCTAGTTCCTATGAGCCCAGGTACGTATAGAGATTATATATTTATATTAAGTAAACGCATAAAGGATGTGTCTTTTATACAGCAAAGCACGTTTTTAGATATAAAGGATTACATGGATTTATATGTAAAAGAGGCTAAAGAAAATAAATCAGACTTGAATAATTAAAATATATAATTAAATAAATTTATGTCCCAAATTTCAAGCGATCTTCTCAAAAAGTTAAAAGAGGTTAAAAATAATTTAAAAATAGCCATTACATCAGGTGAGGTAGTCTTTACTGCATTAACACTAAAACAGCAGAAAGATTTGCTTAGTACAGCGGTATCTGGAATTAGAGGTGCGATCGAATTTCAAAAAGTATTAAACAAAACTATTATAGAAAACTCTGATACTGATAAAATCTTTACTATAGACCGAGCGAAAATATGTCTCTTATTAAGAAAACAATCCCTAGGGGATGATGTAAAAGTTGGTGAAGAGATTTTAAATATTAATAAAGTTATAGATAAGATTGATGGAGTGAAGAAGGAGTTTAAAATGGAGAGCAAAGCTACAGAAGATGGAGTTACTCTCAGCCTTAAAGTCCCCACTCTAAAAGAAGAGAATGCTGTTATTAGTAGGTGTTTAGTTGAACTAGATAAGGCTAAAGATTTAAATGAAACTAGTAAAGCCTTTGGAGTTATCTATTTATACGAGCTAATTAAATATATTGAATCGGTTAAAGTAGGAGAAGAGGTAGTGGTGTTTACAGACCTTAAAATAGCAGAGAGAGTAGAAATTATTGAAAATTTACCACTAACAGTTTATAAGCAATTATCTACTTTCTTTAAAGCATTTACCGCTTACGAAAATGAAATACTAACATTTGAAGAAAAAACAATAGTTATAGACCCGGTCTTTTTCGATACGGCTAATTAAATATTGTATATGGCAGATGGTATTGTAAGTAAATTATTTGGCAATAGCGGGGACTCTGAATCCAATAAGGAGAAGGTATCAAAAAACGTCATAGAATCTGAAGCTTCAACCTTTAATAGGAGTAAGCAAACAAAGCCTAATTTAACATCAGCTGAACGAAGGAGAACTTCTAATATTGCTGAAATTATATCTAAAATATTCTTAGATAATGAAAAAAAGCGAACAAAAGATTCATCTTTAAAAACAAAAATATCAAAAAAGGCTGATTCTCCTGCTGCAGCTGCTCAAAAGAAAGTTGATGGGCCTAAGAAAAAGAGCCTGGGAATGTTGGCTACGTTAGCAATCATAGCTGCTGCTGTTACAGCATTTGCAGCCTTTATATTTGACAATCTATCTCCTATAGGTCAGTTCTTAATGAAATCTATAAAATTTTTAAGACCGGTTATTGGTAGGATTACAAAGGTTGTTAAGGGTGTATTTAAGTTTTTTACTACTATAGGGGATGATCTTGTTAAGTTTCTCGGTAAGGGAGGGGGAATGCTTGGTAAAGCTGGTAAAGCACTCGGAGGTGTCGGTAAGTTTTTAGGAGGGTTGGCCAAAGGAATTGGAAGTAAAATATTAAAATTTGCGAGATTCATTCCTGTATTAGGATCTTTTGTAAGTTTTGGATTTGCTATAGCTAAATTTAGAAGTGGAGATTATTTTGGAGCTATATTAGAGCTTTTATCCGGAATATTAAATTTAATACCCCTCGGTGCTACTCAAATATTATCAGGTATAATTGATGGATTTATTATCGCGCGTGAATTAATGGGTGAGGGAGAAGGTGGTGGTTATAAAATGGATAATAAAATTAAAGAGGGTGGAAGCTTTTTAGGAAATATGATAAGTAGTATTGGTAATTTTATAAGTACCAATCTAAGAAACTTCCCAATTATAGGAGGTATTATTCTTATGTACGAAGGAGCTAAGGAACTTTTAAGTGGTAATTTTCTTGAGGGGTTTAAGTTATTAGGAAAAGGATTGCTTGCATGGATAGCTGGTGAAAAAGGTGCAGATCTTATTATACAAGGGTGGGGATTTATACTTTCATTATTTAAAGACATATATAACGGAGACGCAGAAATAAGCTTTCCTTCGTTCGATACTATTGGGGAGATTATATTCAACATTGGTAGTATAATAGGTGGGTGGTTTACCGGTATGATTGAGACGGTACAAGAATGGTTTGGTAATGTAAAAGAATGGTTTGTTGACTTATTCACATTCGATTTTGAGTTTCCTAAGCTTGAGGGTGTTTTTGAGTTTTTCGGTATGATTGGAGACTTTCTATTCAGCCTACCTGGAAAGGTGGTTGATTTTGTAAAGGGCGCTGCAACAAAGGCAGCTAAATTTGCTGATGACACAATTGAAAGTATACCAGTTGTTGGATCTGTATATAAAGCTGGAAAATCTGGACTAAGGAAAATTGGAGGCTGGCTTGGTTTCGGCGGAAGTGAAGAGGACACAGTTAAAGACACAGTTAAAGACGCAGTTGAAACATTAGAAGAGCCATTTGTTACTGAAAATAAGTTAGCAGAAGTTTTAAGAAGTCTTACCTCTAGTACCCAAATGCTAGATCTAATAACTGTTGTACGAACTGTAAGAACACAATTAGAAACATTAACTACTTATAGTAAGCTTACAGAGCAAAATACCGATAACACAGTTAAAGCTATTAAAAATATAAAGATCGGTAATAGTTCAGTAATGCCGTTAGCAGGAAATGCTGGTCAAGGAGCTGCTAACAGTTCAGAGTCTTTATTAAATTCTAGAGCAGATTATTCTTTATCTCCTTATAGCTTAAACGTACCAAGTACGTAACTATAAATATATATGTATGAAGAATATTGTAAAGGAAGGTGCATGGACCACTCTACCTACAGGGTCTCAATTAAGAAATGAGACACCCAGAGTTAGAGTTACCCCTTACAAAATAAAGTCTACACAGCTTGCACAATCAATAAAAGGGTTTATTTCTGCAACAAAGCTAGATACAAAAGCCTTCTATGACGGATTATATGATGGTGAAGAAAAGGGTCATTACTACTTTCCTTACTTTGGTAGTGACTTTAGAAGTTTCACTACAGATTTTGCTGATACCTTATCCAATATAACAGATAGAGGTTCAGTTTCTATTGGTGAAACAGTAAATAAAATTGGCGGTGAACTGGCAGGAGCTGGAGCACAGGTTAGTGATTTTATGAAAAATATTAAGGCGGTCGGTGATGGCGGCGGGGGGCCTAGTGTAGGTACCTATATTGAAACACCCAAACTCTACCAATTTGCAAATACTGACGCGCCGCTTAATGTTACCTTTCCACTATTAAATA